GTTCTAGTAGATCTAGGTTCTACGCCTTGCTTTAGTGCTGAGTAATAGGACTTTAATTCTTTCTCATCCTTATTAACTTTGTCTTGATCCCAACCAGTCTTAGTGGGATTGACTCCCATAAACATTGGCATATTGGATTGCATACATTCACCATATGACTCGTGGTCTTGGGTCTTACAACTTTGTGTACAGTTACTCATATGTTAGTTAGATAATCTGAGTAACCAGCATCAATAAGAATCTGTGCCACTTCATCAGATACATCGTACTCGTGTCCACCAAGATAATAGTAGTCAGCATCAGCTAGTGTGTCTTGATCTGGTGACATACTAGTAGTAACTGTTGTACCGTTAATAATAAAAGTTAAACCTCTTGGAACATCTGTTAAAAATGGTTGTGAACCAGTAAGACTTCCACCCGATAATGGTCTACCTGCTAAACGAGCATAGTCAGATGTTGGATCTACTATCCAGGTTTGGTTTTCCCAAGGTGTCTGTAAGTGGTAAGTCATAGTTCCTTTCTAGTGATGAAGGGCGGTTTGACCCGCCCTCCACCGAATCGCATTTGTTAGCCTGCTGAAGCAGATGTCTCAATACGATATAGCGCTGCTTCTCGGAGTCTTGCGAATCCACCGAAGTAGTACCAACCAATTGTGCGGAAACGGCGCAGAGCATCAATCTCTGGTCCGATTACGGTATTGATATCTTGACCCATAGCTTCTGCTAGAGCCTCACGACCTGCAACAACCGCCTTGTAGACGTTTACTGCTGGTGAGTTTGTGTTCGCTGCGAATGGAACACGAGGTGTTTCAACAACGAAAGCACCTTCAATTACACCTACTGAGCCAGGGATAATTGTCTTTGACACATTGTCTGTGTACTTAACAATATCTTGGAATCCTCCGGTGCCTGATTCGGCACGAAGGTCGGCTGCTTGACGTGGGTGTAGATATGCTGCGTACAACTCACCTAGACGAGGCAGAGCCTTGTTGGTGCGTAGTTCTGTAACAGCGTTACGAATATCAGCAACAGAAATAGTATCTGCTGAATCAATTGTATTAGTTGTTGTAGCGTTTCCACCGTAAATTACGTTGGTTCCACCAGTTAGAACTGCGGCTACTACAGCATCAATAGAGTCTGCAGCGTTGTATGCAATGATGTCAGCAAGAGCTGCATCTACATCGTTGAAAGAAGTTAGGTTTAACTTCTTAGTTGTTGTTACGGCTGAACCGTACTCGTTAAGTGTTACTGTAACCTGTGATGGGTTACCAAGAGCAATTGAGGAAACATCGGAAGTTTCTGTCAGTGTAGAAGTAGCTGCTGCTAAGTCAGAATAGATTGAGAATACAACTGATGATCCTGGCATTGCCTGTTGTACCGGTTTAACATCAGCTAATGCTCGCATAACTGGAATGGAGCGAAGCGCCATTCTTACGTATTGATCATACGCAGCTTTTACGAGATTGCTAATGTCGGAAGTACCGGTGAAACTACCTGTAGGTAGTGCCATTTAGGTATTGCCTTTCGTTAGTAGGATTTAAAGCCCCGACTCCCGAATGACTTGATCTAACTCTTCACGGGTATTAGCGTTCATAAGTCTTTGATATACATCAGTACTGCGATCTGGTGTCATACCAGCCTCAGTTGCTGCACTCATCTTCTTATACGCTGCCGCTTGAGCAGGATCTACATTAGGTTGTTGGGGTGTTTCGGTTTGAAGTCCAAACACATCTGCGTTTGTTTCAAGCCATTTTGATACAGACTCCTCAGTTGGGTCTATATCCTGTGGGATAAATGAAGCGATCTTCTGATTTACCCCACGACTTGCAAGGGTGTCTTTGATTGCTCGTTCTCTTTGCGCTTTATTTAAAGACTCAAAGTTAGCTTTAAGATCTGCCAACTCTTTATCTTTTTGCTTATTAGCCTTGCGTAGTTGTTTAACGAGATCATTGCTTAACGATTCAGTTGTTGTATCTGCATCGTCATCATCCTCGTAGTCGTAGTTGGACATAGTCCATCTCCCATTCGTTGTAGTTATCGCAGGCCTCACACAGTTCGGGGATCTCTGTATGGCTCCTACTACTGGTCTTGTTATCTCTCTGTCAGGCCAGTCGTTCTGACAGCAGGCTTAGTTAAAAGGAGCCGGCTCGTTCTCTGCCTAGTGCTCCACTGGTTACACCAGTTTGACCGCTAAATGCGGCCTCCTCTAATCCAATAATTCTCTTACGTTTCTTTGATGCCTCTGCCTGTCCTGGAAGATTAAATACCTCTTCCTCTGCAGTAGCTTGTACATAAGGTTCTTGTTGATAGATATTAGCAAGTTGTGAGCCTCGCTCTAGTCCAGCGCCAATTGCCTTATATCCTTCTTGTGCTGTTTCCTTAGTTACACCATAACGGCGTAGGTATTCAGCATCAGTTAAACTTGTAGTTAGTCCAGATACTAAGGCTGCTCCACCAATTTCAGCAGCAGTTACCTTCTTCTTAATATCTTCTAATCCTCTAGTTGGATCTAAAGTATAAGCAAGGATATCGCCATTAGTGATATCAGGATAGAATTGCTTTAATGCTGTTTTAACTTCAGGTGCAGCATCAAGAACCCTCTTCTGTGCAGTCAGCACTCGCTCTTCTAATTCAACTGCAGATACATCATTAGCGATTAATTTATTAAATCCTTGTTGAACACCTAAAGAATCTTTAGTGTAATAATCTGCGGGTAATCCATAGTTACGCATAATGTTTTGATACTGATCTTCTAGTGCTAGATACTCACCAGGAGATAAGGCAGTTAAACCCTTTTTAATACGTTCTGTATTACCAGCAAAACGCTTTTGATAGGCATCTGTATTACGTAGTGCAATAGTAAATTCAGGTCCAGATAAACCTTGTTTAATTAAATCTTGTAATGGGCTAACTAAAGCCTCAAGGCCATATCTACTAAACTCTGATAATAGTAAGGCGTAAGCAGATCTAGATGCAGCTTGTGCTTCAAGGTCAGGACCTCCTGCAGCAGGAGTACCTGGGGCAGGAGTACCACCACCACCACCACCGCCGCCACCTGCGCTTGGGAAATTTTTAGCAATTTTTTCTGCGGTTGCAGCATTAACTGCTGCGCCACCACCCTTTGCAACTGCTGCAGCGTACTCAGCATCAGATAAATTTGCTAATGGGTTGTAAGAATCTCCATAATAACCAGAGGCGTTAATACCACCCCTTGCTTCAATTTCTGCTTTAGATGCTACACCAGCAGCAATGGCAGCTTTTTCTGCTGCAGCACTACGAACGAAACCATTAGCCATTAAGCCATCCCTACCATTCCAAAGTTTGAAAGTACATCGTTTATAGTTTCAGCAGTAACATTAAGACCTTCTGGGGATTCATCCCACCAAGCCTGAGATCTTTTATTAATTTCAAATTGTTTTGAATCAGCAAATCCTTTATCGGTAATGGCTAAAGGAATAACATCTCTTAACTTGATAGCACTAATAGGTAGTCCTCTTGCTCTTGCAACATTGCTTAGATAAGTAGAAAATGTAGTAGAGAGATCCTCGTCTGGATCAATTTGATTTCTCACTGCCTCTGGTAACATTCTTCTAGCATTAGTACGAATTTTTGTTTTAAATTTATCAATAGATTCGCCATTGTTAATAGACTCCAACCAATTAGGTAGATCCATAGCAAAGTCTGTTTCAAGATCGTAACCATTTGCTAAGGCAGTAGAAGCAAGTACTTCTTTATTCTTTTCTGTTTTCGCTGCCTGACTGGTTTTGTAAACATCAAGTTGTTTTACTCTATTTTCTAAAAATGTTCTGGGATCTAAACCTGACTCCTGAACTAATACTTGTCTGCCATTAACCATCTTATAAGTACCCTTAGAGATACTAGATAGTTTCTTTTGTTCGGCTTGTAACTCTTTAAATAACTGATCTATTTCCGCTTGGTTAGCTTCTCTACCTAAACCTAAAGATGAAAATATGCTATCAACGAGACCTTCTGTAGTACTCTTATTATAGATCGCTTGAGTACCAAATGGTTCTGGTACTCCAGTGCCAGTACCGGCAGTGCCTGTAGTAATATCTATAGTAGGCTTTAATAAAAATTCTCTTAAAGAAGCACCTTGTAAGTTTTTAGGTAAGGCACCTCTTCGTTCAGCAATAGTCTCAAGTGCTACTTGAGTATTGGTCCAATCTTTAAGACCTGTAATACCGCCCTTGTAGATATTAGGAAAGTTTCTCTTTAGATCTTCCTGAACGGATTTTAACTGAGCTTCATCTGCAGCGAGAGTATTGATAAATTCACTATAGGTTGCTTGTTGCTGTTGAGTTGCAGCACCCTGATTAAGAGCATCTCTTTCTGCTTTAGCCTTATCCAGTGTCGCTTGCTTTTCAGCCCTATACTGTTCAACAGTTTGGCCTTTTCTACCAGCTAGTCTTTCTTCTGAAACGCCTTCTTCTTCACCAGTTAACTTCTTTTCCTCTTGCTTTGTATTGTAAGTTGTAAGAAGTTTATCGTAAGATACCTGAGCAGTCTTTAATTTTTTACCTGCTGCAAGGAGTTTTGTCTTCCATTTTGGAAGTTCCTTAGGATTGTTTTGATAATATTCAACATAGGAGTCAGCCCATTCAACTTCAGTTTGAGCAGCATCACGGGCTTTTCTAGCACGGTCTAATTGATCTTTTAAATCCATAGCCATTTAATTAATCCCCTAACAATCTGCCAAATAGAACATCATATGCTGCTTGTGTGTTTTCATTATAACTTGCTAGCTCTCTTAGTTTAATAATAGTATCTTCTTTCAGATATTTAATTAACTTTTGTGAACCACCGAACTCATCATAGTTTGCTTTTTCATCTCTATAAGCCCTATATAGAGTAGACATCTCCCGAAGTTTATTTTCAGTCTTGGGTCTAATATCTAAATTCTGGGCAAGTAAACTATCTAGTTCGTCTAAAGTATTCAAACGATCAATAGCCTTTTGACTACCTTGAGATAACTCTTCTTTTACTAAAGGGCGACCTGCAAAGAATACATCTTTCCAAGCATCAAACTCTTTACGTAATTGAGTTCTTTCAAAGTCTACTGTTGAGTTCTCAAGAGAAGACTCAAATGCTTCTTTTCTCTTATAATAGCTTTGTAGATCGGAGGCAGTTTGTACCTCTCGTAGATAGTCATCTACTCGCTTGTTATAGGTCATACCCATTTCTCGCATAGTCTGGTATGTATCCCAAGAGAATCCAGATTTGTGAGGTATTAGAAATGCACCGGCAGATGGGAAATCCTTAAAGAGACCTTCATTTTGTTTTACAAAATATCCTGCTTCTTCTGCGTATCTAAGAGGAGCAATAGATTTACGCTCTGACTCAGTTACAGTATAAGGAACCTGGTTAGGGAATAGTTCTACCCACCTAGCCATAGCTGCATCATAATCACCAGGATATTGATCTAGTAATTTATTAAATGCTTGTTTCCAACTAGCACGACCATTGTCACTAATCCATTGAGCCATATCAGATTTAAGTTGAACTTGTGGTGATGCTGGTGCTAAAAATCCTAGAGCAAAACGAACTCTTAAAACGCCAAGTGTTGTATTCTTAACTCTTATGCGATAGGCCTCTTGCTCCCCACTTGTAGGTGGAAGCAGGTTTCCTTCATCATCATACTTTTTAGGTAAGCCGTGACCTGCTGCCTCAAGATAAGTTACTGCCTTGCGCCAAGCCGAAGCATATTGTGAGTTACGCTCATCAGTATCTAATGCACCAATTAAACGGTTAACGTGAGATGGTAGTAATGCTGACAATATTGGTCTATCTACAGAGTACTTACCAAGTAAATAACCATCAATACTATCTGCTGTATCTTTATCAGCAAACCCTATTAAGGTTGTAATTGTTTTAACGCTTGCTCCAGCCAATGGTCCAGAGAATGTAGGAACTATTGAATCTGGATTTAGAGATGGTGTTAGCATCTTTATCTGAGCGCCAAACTCTACTGGGAATGGAGTCTTAAATTCATCTGCAATACCAAGCCTAGATAATACATCTTGAATTGCATTATATACTGGAGCTACGCCAGGATATACAAAGTAAGGATTACCTTGATCATCTTTTTGAATCCATCCTGAATGAGTAACACCTTCGTATGTAAGTGCTGCTTTAACTAATGCCTCTGGATTGTAACGAACAACCCGATACATACGGCGATAAAAATCTTCAGTTGCTCTATAGAAACGAGCAAAGTTACGAGATGTAAAAGCAATTTGAGTTCTAATAAGAGGATTATCTACATACTTTAAAATCTGACTTACTGCTCTTTCTTCTACAGCAGAGGCTAAGGCTACCTTAGCTCGTTCTGTTGCAATAGCAATACCAGTCTTATTTGCTGGATCTATACCTGCAATATGAGATTCAATCCATTTTTTCTCAAAGCCAGTCTTCTGCATTTCTTTACGAATTGATACCATCTCATTAAGAACTAAAGGTTGACGAGACATACGAGCATTTGCTAATCCAAGCCAAGCCCAACCTGAAGTCATAACTTCGGCAGTGGTTCGTTCTATTCCTACTGCTGGGACAAGAGTTGGTCCAACAATTGCAGTTGGAATATCAGCATCAATAGTAGGCATATCATCAATAGATAGTTTACCCTCTACTACATATTTACCAGAATCGTTTTTAATACGAACTTTATTTAATAGGTCTAGATTGATACTTCCGTCACGTTTAACAAAGTGATCCTTAGACCGCTTAAAAGCAAGGTTTAATAATTCAGTCTCACTTTGGCTATTAGCCAACTGAGCATCCTTTAAATATTGCTTACCGGTTTTAGTCTTTAACCATTGACGGGCTTGATTTAAATATTCACCCTGATCATCTAAATTGGCAATTGCAATTTTACCTAAATCATCATTGGCGTATTTACTGATCTGAGACATCCAAGTAAACATAGAGGCTTCATCCTGTATAGATATAGCCTGTGGAACAAATGCTCTTTCGCCTGGCTTTTTAACTAAGTTTTTAGGAATTTTAACTTCAAGAGCTACAACTTTTGTACCAGTCTTTTTAACTAATCCTTGAGCACGACTTACATAATCAATAGCGCCAGATGCAAAGTTAGATGCACTCTCTGATATCTCACTTAAAGCATTTTCAATATTACCATATTTAATTTGTTCTTTAAGAATATCAGTTTCTTTTTTAGCCATTGGAGGTAAACCAAGTTTTGCTCTAAAACGATTAACCTTACCCTGTGTTAAGGTACGGGCAAAGATCTCTCTAGTTTGATTAGTAAGACCACCTTTGGTTACATACTCAAGTTCTTTAATTCTAAGTTCAATATCTGAAACATCTATTGGATCTTTAGTTTTAGATAACTTTGTTCTTAGTTTAGACAACTCAGATGTAGCATTATCAAAAGTAGTTTTTAGTGTAGTAAGTTCTTGAGCGATATCATCTACTTCGTTTTTGTTTACTAAACGCATAGCAACGCCAAGAGGGTTTTCAGACCATTTTAATTTTCCTGTACCTTCAGCCTTTTTAACTGCTGCAACATAGGTATTAATACGGGTTGATAAAAGTCTATTCTTAGCAAGTCCCCAAGGTGATTGACCAATGGCAAGGTTCATCATTAAATCTTCGCCTGCGTTACGAAGGGCGTAACGAGGTCCAGCAAGAGTTAAGAATGACCAAGCACTAACTGTTTGTTCAGCTAGTTGAGTATTTGGAATACCCATTAATTTTTGAAATAGGCCATTACGACCTGATGCTCTATCTAAATCTTTTAGACTTGGAGCAGATGCAAGTGGCGTAAACTCAGAAGGTAGAACAGCTTTATCTCTAAAGGCATCATCTATACCATATAGTGCTTGTGATTTACCAGTAAGGTATCTAACAAGTTGTTGACCAGGTTGTGTAGCATTTAAGCCACGAACTTCTGAAACAGTTCCCCATAGACCATAATAAACAGATTTTCTTTTTCCTACTTCTTCAATACTATCAAACGCTTGTGCTAATAATCTAGACTCTCTTTGTGGCATAATCATAATAGCAATACGGTATATTTGATCAGAAGCATCTGGTGCTGTTACATCAAATACATCATCCTTGAATAAGGGAGCAATAGTAAACTTCGCCTTTGCTCTATCAATTCTTTGTTTCATATATGCGGTTGAGAATCTAGCAACATCTTTAGATTTAGTAGATGCTTTAACTATATTAACAAATTCTTCTTTTCCATTAATAATAGTCTTAGCAATACCATCAGCATCTGTTGCTCCGCCAAACCACATATCGTCTACAAGTTGGGGACCTACAGCATCTAGGTTAAATACCTTACGACCTGTAGTAACTGATGCGATACGAGCCTTGCGTAATGGATCCATTCTAGGAATTATAATTCTTCTACGACCAATAGATCCTTTGAGCATTTCATCTAGTTGATTAGTATTCTCAAAAAATGCTTCTGCAGTCTTTGCATTAACAACAGGAATATCTGCTTTTAAGAATGTTTGTATTACTGTATCTCCATACTCAGGAGCTAAGATCTCTAAGTCTTTTTTAATTCTTAAAATTTGTTCAGTATTTTTAACTGGAGCAGATTGCGCTTTTTGAAGTTCATCCAACTTAGCACCATATCGGTCCCAAAAATTAATTACTGGTGCTTTAGAAAACACATCAGCTACTCTATCTCCACCAGTTGCTACGGTAAGAGCATACTTACTGGCATCATAAAGACGCTTTGCTTTACCGGCTACAAGTAATGGATCTGCTAAAATTCTAAACGCTGCATCTACGGTACCTGATACTGCTTTATAAAATAAACCAGAACCTTCCATATCACCAGGTGTTATGAGGTTAGCAATTTGGCGACCAGGAGAATACTTAGCAGCCTGTACTTCATCAAGAGTATTTTGAAAATTAGCACGAGCAGATTTGATATCATCAGGACTTATTCCTGGAATGTTAGTCTGTCTTGGATCCGCCAACATTATATACTTCTGTTGCTCTGGAGTAGCAGACTTAAAAATTTCTTCAGGTTTTTCACCAGAAGCAATACGTATTGCAATACTTACTGCATCATTACCCCATTTGGATTTGGCTTCGCCAATACGACCTGGGCTAAATACCTTATCGCCTTTATCATCTGCAATATCAAAGGCAGTTCCAATACTTACATCTTGGTCAATAGCAATAGCAGCAGTACGATAAGCACGGGTCATTGCATCCGATACGTTACCTAAACCAGCAAGGGTTTTACTACCAACATAGCCAATAGCATTACCTACTTGACCGCCTGTATAATGCCAAGCAGTACCAAGCCAACCTCTACTAGGTTTTACGGCTGGATCTTCATTACCAAAATTTTGGATTTGAGCTGCTTTTTGAGAAGGATCTAGATTGTTAAAAACCTGATTGGCTACATCAGAAGGCAGGTTAGATAAATTTTTATGAACGGCGAGGGATTTATTAAAATCTTCAAGTTTTTTCTGCTGTGCCGAAGTTAACCCTGCTGCCGTTGCCGCAGCTTTAAAGTTATCGGCCATTAATCACCCCGTGCTAGAGCATCCTGATACAAGATAGCGTATTCTCCGGTGGTATCAAATGGTAACAACGGAGCTAATGTATCTGATAATTTAACTGATGATTTTTTCATTAATAATGCTTTAGATGATGGGCCATCACCTGTATCAATACCAGCTTGTATTGGTTCAGTTTTCTTTTGTGACTCGGCGAATAATGGAGTTATTGGAGTTTGCATTACTGGGTTAGCAGGTCTTCCACCTACGTTATCTGCAACACCACGAGTAGTTGCTTTAGGTGCTGCAGTATTAAGCATTGCAGTCTCTTGACCTTCACCGTATGCGGTTGATCCTAAACTTAGTTTATCGTTTCTCACTGAAAATGGTCCTGGTCCTGGTACGCCTGCTAGAGGATTCATTGGGGCTTTTGCCATTATTCCTCCTTTAAAGTTTCTAAATCTTGTGCGAAGTCTTGCCAGACCTTCGTCTCATAAGTTTTTTGGTTTGAATGATAGATAGCTAATTGGTGCAGATCATCTGCAAGTGCTTCTATCACTGATGTTAAGTTTAAAAAGAATCCTGATACTATTACTAAATAATCAGACAAGCGCACTGGGCGATTAAGATTATTATCTTGGTTCACCCAGTGCTCCTATCACTAAATAATTTAACCCTTTTTTGCTGATGGGCCTTTACGACCTGCTGGTGTGTATCCGAAGAATACTTTTCCAGTTGTTGGTGCTGGTGCGTTCTTTGGCTCTACAGGCTTTGCTTCAACTGCCTTAGCTCTTGATCCTTTGTTCATTTATTCACCTCCCTTATTATGCTGCGCCGCCGATAGAGGCGAGTAATTGTGCGATATCTGGTTGAGGTTGACCAGCAGCAGGGGCCTCTCCGCTTTGTTGTTCTGGAGTTGGCTGCGAGGCAGGAACGGGGGCCGCTCCTGCTACTGGAACTTGTTGTTCAGGCATCATTGGTGCAGGAGCCACTGGCTCCGGTGCAAATGCCTTAGCAATAATCGTTTCTAGTTGTAATCCTTTTTGTCTGCCCGCAATGACATCAGCGATCCTAGTAATAACTTGAGATGGGTCTTGACCCTGCGAGGCAAGCATTGGTATAGCTTGAGCATACTGGGCAACAGCAACACGAAGAGAATCACGCATTTCTTCAATGTCCACCCTTTGTTCTTCTTGTGTGACATTTAACTCCATAGGGATTTCTCGGCGAACATAATCTCTTGAGACTAACTTATCGCTACGCATTTGTAGTAATGCAATGATGGCTCGGTTAGGATCCATACCAGACATAATGCCGTAACGTACATCTACACCATACTCGCCTTTAATATCACGAGATGGAACATACTTGAGTGTATAAGGTGTACCGTCATCGGTTCCCTTAATCTGCTTAGTTACATTACCAAAGATCTTCTCATCTACTTCAAAGCATAGAGATACCATCTCAGTAAACAAGCGAGCAAACTGTGCTTGCGCTGCTTTAACCTGTGTATCAAATCCTGCTTGTAGTGCTTGTACACCACGACCAGTTACAACAGAGGCATCAATATTACCTGAGCGAGTTTCTGGATAACGAGCACCCATACGAAGTTCACGCTCTAGTACACCAGACTCTGTAAATACACCTGCTGGTAGTTCTAATGGAACTCTACGGATACCTTGTGGATTAGCAGAGCGCATAATCGCATCTGGTCCCAAAGCAAGTTCTTGTACATCTTGTGGAATAGCAATAGGTGCTTGAATAGATTTCTCAGCAGCTTGAATTTGCAATACTGCAAAGCGAGCACGGGCTAACTGAACAGATAGGATGTCATCAAATTGACCACGAGCCTCACCATCTAATGATGATCTCATTGCTACATTTGCTAGACACTTACCTACTGGGTTAGGTACATTAGCTAATATTAAATTCTGACGTTCTGGTAGGAATATTAGATCTTGATCTTTATCGTGGTAACGAACTAAAGATACTGCTGGGGATCCTTGTTGCCATCTATTTTGTGGCATAATCTGGGTAGCGTACTCTGGGTACTGCGCTGCTAAAGTCTCAGCATCGGTAGTAACAACCTGTACTAAAGATACAGTTCTACCAAAGCGATCCATCTCAGGATATACACCAAAAGGATTTAGTAAACGAATACGAGGATTGTTTGTCTCGTAATCCATTTCAATCATTGCTGGCAACATACCGTAGGTATTAAACCAGTCAGCACCCTGATACATCTGGATCTGTAGATCAGATGAGGTTACATAATAATTAGCAATACGAGTTCTCATATCAGCAGCACGGCGCTGAGTATCAGATACCATATTGGTTGCAGAGCAGTTAAAGGATGGCAGTGGTGCCATTACCTCTGCTAAGTCTCTTGCTGCTACATCTACGAAGTTAGCAACTA